AGCTGATAAATAACCTTCGCGTCGTCGTACACCTGATTAAGCGGAATGTCTACACCGTTCGTCTGTATAGTGTTCGGCAAATTCCTGTTTTCCAACCCGTCGTTGCCGGGCGTACCCTGCAACCTGCCGTTTAAGCATGCATTCAAAGAAATAGTACGCATGGAATATCTGGGCGGAGCCATAATGGGCACGCGTACAAGCGCTGCGCCTTCTGCACCCGTCCTCGAAGTGATACCCATACCGTCGGCGAATATCTTCGCATCGAGTACGTTCTTCATCCAAATGTTTGCAAGCACCCTGTCTACAAGAATATCCTGCGCATTCGGATAGTTGCCGTTGCCTACTCCGTAATTGTCGTAAGCTGCCTTCAAATTGGTCATAACTTGCGAATATAATACTTTATCGCTGAGACCCTGTGTTTCTATTACTCCTGCCATTTTTTATACCTCCTTTTATTTAACCGAGTAATTTTCTAACGTCTTCGTCCGTAAACGAACGTTTAGTTGTTTCGCCCACACCGGACGAAGATAGCCCGTATTTTTCGCGAGCGTTATCGAGTTTGCTTTTGCCCGAAAGTTTTTCGAGCGCGGCTTCAATCCTTGAAAAGCGTTCTTCCGCGCTTTTTCGCCAAGCTTCCGCTTGCGAACGGATTTCCGCCTGTTTGTCGTCTTGACGGTCGTCCCTGCGGTCTTGCTCGGCTTCGCGTTCATTTTCTTCGCGCTTTTCTTCGTGCAATTCCGCAACGTCGCCGTGCCCTGCCGCGTGTTCCGCACCGAGAGCTTCGTGCTCCCTGTCTTCCGCCGTTTGGCTGTCTTCGTTCCCGTCCGCCCGTTCCTGCGCCGCTATGCTTTCGTGCACGCGGTCGGCTATGGACTGATGAAAACTTTTCTTGTCGTCTTCCGAAAGGTCTTCGTATGCCTTTCTTACTTGTTCGAGTGTCGTCATTTTTTCTTCTCCTTTTTCTTTATTTCTGTTAAACCAACCCATTTTTTCACCTCCCGAGTTGTATAAAAAAAGCAGAGCGTTTAAACCCTGCCGTTTTTATAAAATTTTAGTACGCGACGGGTAATATGCCCGTCCGTTTTCTTTGGAATATTTTATATAAGCGTTATTCCACTTTATCGCTTTCTTTTTGCAGTACAGATACCGTTCGCGGTCGGAACTCTCTATCGCTTCGGTTTTCCAATGTATTACGGCGCGTTCGAGCTTCCTCTGCGTTTCGGTTATCTTGTACTGTCTTTTTTCTTCTGCCGCGTCGGGCTTCGGGAAACGGTAACCGCTTTTGTATTCCACAAGAAAGTGTCGGCAATTAAACCCAAGCAAACCGTTTTTATACGTCTTGCCTGCTTTCGTCGTGTAATAAACGTCGGTAGCGACTTCGAGCGGCTGATACGTACGCCCGTCGTCGGTCGTGCCGCTCGTCCCGTCAAGGCTGTAAACCTTGCCTTGCCAACGTGCGCACCGCTCCGAACAGTCCGCATGTGTGGAAGCTATCACGAGTTTAACGCCTTTCGCCTTAAACCCAGCTATTTCGTCCAAATGCCCTTGATAACGAACTTCCATTTCCGCGCGGTTACGTAGCGAAACGCGGCTTGTTTTGCTGTCGGGGTCAATCGGGAACTGCTTCGCGAGCCTATCGAAAACAGGCTGTACGTTCTTCTCTATATAGTCCTTGCTGTACTTCTGCATCGCGCTTCCGTACAGATTGGCTTTATCCACGCCGTAATTCGTAAGTTTAGTCCGCGCTTTTGCCTTTTCCGCGCCCGTTACCGTTTCGTCCGTCAACTTATACAACGCAAGATAAACGGCGAGCACAGCCCCGTTTAAACGCCTTATTTCTGCGTACTGCCTGTTGTAAAAGTTAATCAGGCTTCGCCGCGCCGCGTCTCTCAACGCGGGGATTTTTATTTCTTTAAGCGTTGCGGTTATTATATCCTTTACTTTCTTGTCTACGGCGGTCTTGGGTGTCGTTTTAAGATATTCATTCTTTACCGTTCTCCTTATCTCCGTCTCCGCTTCCTCTATCGCCAAAGCTTGGCTGTTCAGCGGTCTGTTCGCTATTATCATAATCTTCTCCGAAATCTATTAAGTTGCGCCGTTGTTCTTCTTCCGCTATCTTCTCCATATATTCCATAGTTTCGCTGTCGGTTAAGTTGTTTATCTGCTTCACTGCGACTTCTTTCGGAATTAGTCCCGCAAGAAAATTATCGCGTATATTTTGGTCGTACTGTAACTTATTGCCTATGTAGTCGGAAAGTTGAACTTGCACGTCTGTATTAAACCCCTCTTGCGTCAATATCTCCCGCAAAGCCCTGTTTAACACGGGAAGCATAAGCGTATGTATATCCTTGACGCTTGCCCGCGTAAGATTTTCTTCCGCAGTTACTTCCGTTGCCGTTTTCGTGCTGTTATCGGGCGTTAAATACGGGAATATAGAAGTCGGCGAAAACCCTGCCCGTACACATGCAAGCCTTTCGTAAATTTCTAACATTTTCCCGTATGCGTCTGCGCGGATATCGAACTGTACGGGTAACGGCGTAAGCTTGTCCTTGTCTATACCGCTCGGCATTACGTAAACAAAGCTTTCGTCTTCGTAACCCCGCAATTCCGTCGTAGTTACATTAAATTGCGTGCCCGGGTACTGCGATTGCAGTCTGTTAAGCGTATCTTGCAAAAACTGCTTCGGTACTATGATTTTGCCTTCGCCGTTCAATACATCCACTAATGAACCGCTGTACACCACGTCTATGCTCCATAAAAGGTCAAGACAACCGTACAGCAACGGGTCGCCGAGCGGCGCGTCGGGTATGCAGGAATTCATTGCCGTTCTGCTCATAAGCCACACGCCCAAGCCGTCTTTCGTGTCGAGCGGCAATTCCTCGTTTAATCTTGTTACTTTTAACCTCGTCAGTTCGCGTTTCGCGGCAACCGATAAATTTTTCCACGCCATGCCTTCTTGTATCGGGTTCGGCAGCGTCGGAGAATTTGCCGTACCGCCGCGCGTGAATACTTTATACGTTATTTTCTTTTCGCCGTTTTCGTCATATTTACGCTCTTCTACAAGCCAATACGTAGTTTGTGAACCGCTATTTTTCATTTGCGCCAATAAAGCAATAAAAAACACGGCGTTGGTAACTTCGCCGTTCTCGTCGGTGGATATAAGCGTCCTGTCTATCCTGAACGCGCTTAAATTATTCTTCCCGTTTTCGTCCCTGTTGGCTTTTATTACCGCTGTGCCGCCCGATAACATAAACCCGACCGCCCGGTTAAGAAAACGGTTGAAGTTTACGCTCGGCGACCATATATCGCTTAAAAACGCGCAGCTTTCGTCGTCGCCCAAAAAGAACACTTTATCGCCGACTATAAGACGGGACGCGCCTTTAAGTATCGCCATGCCCGTAGACGTAGACAATGCCGAACTGTAAAGCCCGTCTACCGAAGCTGTTGCGTAGCTTATACACGGGCGGACTATCCTTTCCATATAATCCATCCATTGCCAATTAAGCTGTGCGTAGTATGTCGAGTTGTTAACAAAGCTTTCAAACGGCTTTCTGTACTTTGCTCCCTCTAAATATCGCTTTAAATATTGCGGGGTCTTAAATCCCATAGTTCTTCTCCTTTATGCAAAATTATTCATATATGCGTAATAATAATGCGCGGTCGCATATTTATCCGCGTCGATTGTGTGGTCGTCCTGTCCGTCGGGTATCTCGTTCTTTTCGTCGTAGCAAAACGTGTTTATCTCACGGAAGCTCGGCGCGTTCGACGGTGTATCGAGAATTTTGAAAACGCCGCGGAAATATCCGTTCTGCAACCGTTTTATATCACGTTCGATACTCTTGTTTTCTACGGCTTTACAGTAAAATCCCGTTCTGTTGGCAAATTCGAGCATTAAATCCTGCGTTACTACTGCGCTGTCGAACACCCACGCTTCGTTATACGCACCCGGCAATATCACGCCGTACGACCTCATTTCTTCGTAAAACTCGCCGTACCACTTTGTTATCTCGTCTACCTGCATAGTATTGGGCACAGGCTCTCCTATTTGTTTGGGGTCAAGATAAAACGTCGATAATTTTATTAGTGTACCGTCGGGAAATATCCCCCAAGCGCATACGGCTGTCGGGTCTTTAACTACCCCGCTGTCTACTCCATATATAACATAAAGCGGCTGATACCCGTTTTGTACCGCCGCTTTGAAGTTGTCTATCTGTATCGCGTTCTTTTCCTTGCTAAATGTAAATAACACAAGCCCCTCAAGGCTTATTTTCTGCCCCAAATACCAATATTTGTACTGTTGCGGGTTATCCCTCTTCATAGTAAGTATTTCTTCGATTGTCGCAGGGTTTAATAGCTTGTAAATATCTTTATACGTCGTATAAATTTTCGTCGCACCGTTCTCTATCTGTTTCCCGAAATACGAATGCGCCCAATGCCCCAAATTCGGCGGAGGGTTATATGCATAAACTATTTTACCGTCTTCGTTTAAGAATTTATTTGCCGTTGTTTCCGCCGCGCGGATATGCTGATAACTCTTTGCTTCGTTAGCTTCGTCAAGTATAAACATCGCCAAACTTCTGCCCTGCGGCACGAAGCCTTTCGTCGTGTTCAAATCGTCTTTCGTTTTTCCGTTTATGCCGCCGAAATAACAAACCGCTCCCGTTAGTTTACAGGTTATCTCCATAGGGTTTAATTTATATTTGAAATACTTTTCTATCCCCATATCGTTAAGCGTCGCCAAAAACGAATTAAATACCGATATTCTTACGTCCCCCTTTTCCGCGCGGCAATACCAGATATTGTTTTTACGGCTTTTCATCATTAACCCCGCCGCAACAGTTTCGTTCGTCGTGGATTTCCCAGAGCTGCGTCCGCTTTCTTCTATAATTTTCCTTACTTTCGGATTGACTAACGGCTCGAACGGTTCGGGGATTATTGCCTTATACTCAATCATCGTCTTCGCCCCCGCTTACGTTTTCTATAGTTAACGTTACGTTTATTTGATTTTCTTCTAACTCTTGTTCTTCAGGCTTCTCTCTCCATCTCTCGCTTCTGCGGTTTTTAAGCCAAAATATCTGCGCCGTAATATTACCTTTCAACGCATTTTGCAATAAAGCGTTTTCAACCTTTGCGTCTACGTACTCTTTTGTTTCTTTTAAGGCGTCCGAAAAGTCCGAAATCTTATTTTTATATTCATAAAAACTGCTTCTTGCTATCCCGAGCCTTATTATTATTTCATCGTCCGTCGCGCCGTTCCTTACCCAATCTTTTATTTCTTCCAACCGCGGCGCAACGTGGGTTTCATATTTGCTTTTTGCCACGATTTATCCTCCTTTTTAGGCATAAAAAAACACCGTGCTGTTATACATGGTGCTTTTAATATCGCTTTTGCTTTAATCTTTCTTACCGTCTTTATCCAACTGTCCGTTTAACCATTTAATTGCTACGGGCTTTAATTCTTTTATAACGTCGGCGAGTACTGCCGTCCCGTTCTGCAACCCTTTGCCCATCCCTTTGGTTATATCCTCGTCCGCCGTAATATTAAATTCTGCCTGCACACCTAATATTTTCTTCATAATTTCTCTCCTTGTGTCTTCTTCCACGATACCATTATAGCATATTAAAACAGGCTAAAAGTCGCAGGTTTTGCGACTTTTTACTTATTTTGCGCATTGTTCCCGTAACAGCTTGTATTCTTGCGCCCACATTGATGCCGTAAGCAATATTTCGTCTTTCCAGCGGAAGAACGTCGCCCTGTCTATATTCAGCTCTATCGCAACCGTATTTACGCCCTTATGCTCGAAATATCGCTTTATTATAAGCTTGTCTTTGTAATCGCCGTGGTATCTGTCCAGCGTCTTTTCCACGACCTTGCACCATTTGTAAGATTGCATATCGCGGTCTATGTACTTAACGAGTAAATCGTCTATACCGCCACGCCCGGAACTCTTTACGGGCAGTTTATCGTACTTCGCCGTAAGCAATCTGTCCGCGATATCGTTTAATATGTTGCAAGTCGAAACATCTCGGTTTTTCTTATAATCATAGAACGCCGCTTCAAGCTTTTTCTTTATTGATTTATCCATTATTTCACCCCGTTAATTTTATCCCAATCGATTGGTATCTCTGCGTAGACTATTTCGCCGTCTATGTAATACTGTTCCGCCATAAACGGCGTTATTTTATATGTACTGTTCATAATTACTCTCCTTTCAACTCCGCAAAATACGCCTTAAATCTCGGCATTGCGTTTAACACCTCGTCAAAGCCTTGAATTTTATCACAGTCAAGATTATTGTTTGCCAAATCTTGTAAAGACCATTGAAGCGTTGAGCCTTGCACTCTTGGTATTTTCATAAATAAATCTGCTAACGCTTTATTGCTCTGCATACCTTTTGCAATCATATCGTCAATAACCGCATAACAACTTGCAGCACAAGTCAAAAGTTTAAGAGTGTCAAGCCAACCTTTTGGCAACTCCACAATCTCGCCTTTGCACTCTGCCTGTTCCTTGTTTTTGTAGGCAATCCACTTTGTGCCATAGTCAGCAATGCTATAAATATTGCGACTTGCACAATATGCGGATAAATAAAAATTTCCAAGGTCATCACAGCCCAATATCTCTCTGTATCTACCATTCTTGAAATTTTCATCTACAATCCACACCCAATCGCCTACTTCAAGGCTTTTCAAATGTTCTATTGTTAATGGTTTCATTCCTTATATCTCCTCTACAAATTGCCATGACTGCGGCGGACGAGATACGCGTTTAGTGATTATGCCGTCGTGACACTGTTTATTTTCGGCATAACCGCATACATCGCTAC